GGGGGCGGCTCCGCCGCCGGCGGACGCAAAGCGTCCTTGGCCCGCCAAAAGTCAAAATGGACTCTTTTATTTCACAAAACATATCCTGGTCTCAAGTTCAATAAGGAGGCTATTGCTCGGCGGACGGGGATTAGCCGCTCGACGCTCAACACGGTCTATAACAGAGGCCTTAAAGCCTGGAAGACGGGTGGGAGCCGCCCAGGAGCGACGGCGCCCCAGTGGGCCGTCGCGCGCGTCTACAAGTACGTGCTCGTCACAAAGGGCAAGGCGCCGCGGGCGTGGTACGCCACGAGATTCGACCCGGATCAGAATCTCAGGGTGAAGCGAGTGTGAGCGCGCTGCGAATGTCGTGCGAGTTGATAAAGTCCTTCATGCGGTTGACGTTGTCCTGGAAGCGCTTGTTCGCCGACGCCTTGAGGAACAGGGCCCAGTAGCTCTGGGCGCTCCGAGACTGGTAATCGTAGGCGGCTCGGTTGAACTTGATCGAGTCGGCCACCTTGAGGGCCCGGCGCACGTTGTGAAGGTATTCGCGCTGGATGGCGTTCATGGTTGGATTTGACATTGTCGGTAAGACTCTTAAGCTTTAGAGGACGTGTTTTTTAAGAATCCTCGCGGCGACCTTCGAAGTACCCCCTGAGTTCCTTGGCGAGTCGGTGGCCCTCGGGTGAGAGTTGGACGAGGCCCGAGTCCGTCATGCCAGTGTCGGTTAACGGATCGAAGTTGTTCCGGGTCAGAATCTCCCAGCGCTCCTTGTACCGGCGATCCTCGAAGCGGCCGTGCCAGAAGTGCAAGATGGTGCCCTCGATGTACGAAACCTCGAGGCCGCGGCACGCGATCTGGTACTCTTCGAGCATGGCCTTGTAATTCCTATGGATATTACCCGGAGCGCTGTCGAGTGCCCGGCCGATCCATGCGAGGGCCATGTGTCGATCACCCGAGCCGAGGATGGCCCAATCGACCAAGCCGTGCATTTGGTCGTAGGCTTTGCGCGTACAAGCCCAGGCATACCCTGGGTGCCAAAAGCCGTACCGGTCCGTCTTCGTGTAGGCGGTGCCGCTGTCCCGGTGCATGTATCCGAAGCCCTTGTCGATCTTCAAGGACTCTCCACTCGGGCCCAGGTTCACGCACGTCTGGAACATTTGAACTATGTCGTACGACTCGAGTTCTGTCAGCGTGTCCTGGACCCATTTACGATTCAGAAACTCTATGTCGGCATCGATCCAGGCCATGTATTTCCAGTCTTTCGGGAGTTCCCTGGTGCCTATATTCACCAGATTCTCCTTGACCCATACCGGACTGTCGACCGCTATCTTGACGTGCCGCCACGCTGGCAGTCTCGGAAGGGGCGCTGGTCCATCGGCTTCGACGACTACGATTTGAATTCCTTTTGTAATTTGTATGCTCCGAACAAAAGCCGTGAAGAGTTCCCGTCTCCTCTTGAACCCGCAAAAATTGAAGTAGGGTAAGATGACGTACAAGGGCTCCTGACGGCCGAAGCAACCCATATATTACTTTTAGAGAAGATAAGTCTCGTGGTTCTCCATCTGGAGATTGGCCGAGTTAATGAAGATGTCGAGCTCCCATATGGATCCGATCGTCGGGCACCAGTCGGGTTTGTAGCCTTGGTGCTCGTTGAAGTAGACCGGGTGCCAGTTTGGCAGCCACCGGGCCGTGTTGAGATTCACGAGTGAATCGTCGACAAATATGTGCGTCTGGTGCTTTCCAAAGTCGCGGTACGCCGACCCCTCTGGTTTAATCGGGGAATTTACTATGTTCCCATCCGGGCATACGACATAGATCCGGTCACTGATGGCACGGGCAACCTCACCGGCCCACTCTATCGGTGAATTTGTGAATAGTGTAACGTTCCAGTCGGTCTCGGCAATCTTGTGAATCTCGGCCGCCTCCTTCTGAAACTCTGTACTGCTGAGAACTTCCCAGAGGTGCGTCCGGAGTGGGACGTCGTAGACCTTCTTGTTGAAGTCGCTCGTGTCGACCCCAAAGAGATTCTGGAGGCCGCGGGCCGTGTGCCCACACGTATTGTACAACAGCCGGTTCACGCGAGCCGGCTCCTTGCACTCGGGCAGCTTCGCCTTGACGTAGCGCTCGCAATTGCGTGTGACGTGGGCGAGGAGCGCCTTGTCGCGCAGTAGAACCCCGTCGATATCGAGCACGAGTGATTTTACGGCCATTTGAAATTTAAATGTCCGTACACTTTAAATGTTCCGTGGTCTCCGTTCGCTCTTTGTGCGCAAGCCCAAGTCGGCTCCGCGGCGCAAGTCGGCTAGCCCAAAGCGCCGGACGCCGAGTCCGAAGCGCCGGACGTCGCCGAGCGTCCGGCGTTCGGCCGCGATCGGCCCGTTCTGGGCGCGCGGCAATTACGCACGCCGTCAGGGACCTCTGAAGGCGACCTTTTAAAGACGAGAGGCGCTCAAAAGGTACAATGGCACTCAATGTTATCAAGATTAATCCTCTTGCAACTCTCCCGGCGCGAGGCACTCCCGGAGCTGCTGGGTACGATCTCTTCAGCACTGACAATTACGTCGTACTACCAGGTCGTCGCGTCGTCGTCTCGACCGGAATTACAGTTCAGCTCCCGCCAGGAACTTATGGCCGTATTGCACCTCGCTCTGGACTGGCCGTGAAGCACGGTCTGGATGTCCTGGCGGGCGTGGTCGATCCGGACTATACAGGTGAGGTCAAGGTGGTTCTCCAGAACACGGACATCAATCAGCCATTCGTGATTCGGCCGGGCTATCGCATCGCCCAGTTGATCCTGGAGCAGTGCGTCACACCCGAGGTTGTCGAGATTCCGGGTGAGTGCACTGGGCTGGTCGACGCTTCGTCGACCGCCCGCGGTGCGGCCGGTTTTGGCTCGACGGGGGTGTGAGACCAGTCGCACGCGACTGAGATCTTTTCTCACACTAAATTAAGATGAAGATCAACTTCACACAATACATATTACTAGGAGTCTTTGGCGTTTTCGTACTAGCAAACACGATGAGCCGCGTCATGCAGATCGACACGATGCCATACAAGGGTCGGGACAAAACGATTCTATTCTTTTCAAAAAATATTTCACAGGAAGGTAAGCAATTCGGTCCGCGTATTTTGACGTTCTGGAACATTTCGCACGTCATGTATCACGCCGTCGGGGGTTACCTGTTCCCCGATAAAGCAATCATTCTTTGGGCCCTAGGCGTTTTCTGGGAGCTTCTCGAGTCGGGCTTCGGCTACATGAACCCACTCGACATCATGTGGAATACCATCGGTGTTTTCATTGGTCTATGGCTCGCCCGGCTTAAGAAACAAAAGCCTTAAATTACTAAGATGTTCCAGGCTATCGCCTGGGAAGGTGGAGACTCCACCGAAGGTCTGTACACGATACGGATCTTCGGCCGAGCCGAGGATGGGCGTTCCGTATCACTCGGGACGCGATTCAATCCTTATTTTTACTTGAAAACTGACCGAGATCTCAAGAACGCCGTCAAGGCGGCGTTTTACAAGGATCTGGTATCGTGCGAGGTCAATCACGGCCGGGACCTCTGGGGGTTTCAGAATGGGGCCCTGTCGCGGTTCCTGCGCCTCGAGTTCAAGAGCCACAGGGGCATGCGGAACTGTGTTTGGTGCATCGAGAACGGCCGGTACCCGGAGCTGTCCGGGTGCAAAGTCTACGAGGCGAACATCGACCCGGTGCTACGCTTCATGCACGTCTCGGGATGCGCCTCGACCGGCTGGATCGACCCGGGTCTCTGTGAGCCGGACCTCGAGACGACGTGTGAAGTTAATCTCTGGGCGCCGAACTGGAAGCTCATCAAGCCGCTCGCGCGCGACGATCTCGCTCCACTCCGTATCATGTCGTTCGATATTGAGTGTTACTCGAGCACGGGCGCGTTCCCTGACCCACGCAACCCACATGACGTCGTTTTCCAGATCGGTATGACGACCAAGGCGTTCGGACAGGAGGGCTGGATCGATCGCAAGTGTTTGTGTCTGAAAGAGACGGCCGGACCGGACGTCGAGTGTTTCAAGACGGAGAAGGCGCTCCTCGAGGCGTTCCAGCAGTACCTGATTCGCATTGATCCCGACATCATCACGGGCTGGAACATCTTCGGGTTCGATCTGGAGTTTCTGCACTTTCGCGCGGCCCTGAACGGCGCGAGCACCATATGGGGTCGCGTCAAGGACTCGCCTATCGAAAAGGTGACCGTCAAAAATCTGAGCTCGAGTGCCCTAGGCAACAACGAGCTCAAGATGACGCCGATGAAAGGCCGGTACGTCTTTGACCTCTTCCAGGACGTCAAGCGCGAGCACAAGCTCGAGAGCTACAGCCTCAACAACGTCTCGAAGCACTTTCTGAAGGATCAGAAGCACGACATGCCGGTCAAGGAGATCTTCAGCCGGTATGCCGAAGGCGATCCAGCCCGGCTCGGCGAGGTCGCCGAGTACTGCATCAAGGACACGGAGCTGCCTCACGCGCTCATGGCGAAGCTGTGCCAGATCCAGAACCAGGTCGAGATGGCCAAGGCGTGCTGGGTCCCTTTGGCGTTCCTGAGCGAGCGTGGGCAGCAAATCAAGGTGTTTTCGCAGATGGCCTACAAGGCCCGCCAGCTCAATTTCATCATTCCGACGTTCCGAAGGGGGCCGGATGCCGCGCCGGGGGACGACGAAGGGTACCAGGGCGCGACGGTCCTCGAGGCCCAGACCGGAGCGTATTATGGCCCGATCACGGCGCTCGATTTTGCGTCCCTGTACCCGTCGATCATGTGCGCGCACAACCTGTGCTTCTCGACCCTGGTGATGGATCCCAAATACGACAACTTGCCCGGCGTCGAGTATGAGCAGTACGGACCGCACCGGTTCGCCCAGAACGTCGTTTCCCTACTCCCTACGATTCTCACGGACCTCAAGGCGTTCCGTAAAAAGGCCAAGAAGCTGATGGCCCAGACAGAAGGGACACCCATGGAGGCAATCTATAACGGCCAACAGCTCGCATATAAGATATCCATGAATAGTATATATGGATTTACTGGTGCTTCTAAGGGCATGCTTCCGTGCGTCGCCATCGCATCCACGGTTACTATGCGAGGACGACAAATGATCGAGGAGACGAAGAACTATGTCGAGGCAAACTTCCCAGGAGCCAAGGTCAGGTACGGTGACACTGACTCTGTGATGGTCGAGTTTGACGTCCAGGGCCGCAAGGGTCAAGAGGCGATCGACTACTCATGGCAGCTCGGCGAGCAGGCTGCCGAGCAGTGCACGAAGCTCTTCAAGGCGCCGAACGACCTGGAGCTCGAGAAGGTCTATTGCCCGTACTTTCTGTACTCGAAGAAGCGTTACGCCGCGAAGATGTACGAGAAAAACAAGGCGGGTGCTATAGCGTTCAAGAAGATTGACGTCAAGGGTCTGCAGGTCGTCCGGCGTGACAGCTGTCCGTTCGTGCGTGAAACGCTCAAAGGGCTTCTGGGCCAGGTTCTCGAATCGAGCGATCCTCGACCAGTCATTGACGCGGCCCGCGAGGCTGCCCGGACGCTCATGCAAGGCCAGGTGCCTATGGAAAAGCTCTTGATGAGCAAGCAGCTCGCGTCGGCGTACAAGGTGCCGATGGCACACGTGGCTGTCCGTGACAAGATCCGGGTGCGCGCACCGGGCTCCGAGCCGCAACAGGGCGATCGCGTCCCGTTCGTTATTGTCCGCGGGCCTGGTAAGATGTACGAAAAGGCAGAGGATCCCACATGGGTTCGCGAAAAGAACTTGCCGATCGATTACCACTACTATTTCACGAACCAATTCAAAAAGCCGGTACAGGACTTGCTCGAACCGCTCGTCAGCGCCGACGTCATCTTTGACAAAAAGTTCATGGTCAAAACCGAGAGCTCGACGGAGGTCGAGGCGCGCAAGGCGTTCCTGTCGATGTTCGCCAAGAAGTGCGCGCCGTCTTAAAAGGGCGCCTAGTAATAATGTCATGGAACAGCAGATCTTGGCCTTGATCCAAGAAGAGGTTCGCAGGCGCGTCCAAATACAGGTGGGCGCGTCGCTCGAGCGGATTTCGGGACTGTACGACATACCAATGGAGCGTCTCGTGAAAGACACCGCGAACCTAGATCTCACAGGGTGTCGCGGTGTGCTCGCGACCGGCGCGCGATGTCTCAAGATACCGGGCGAGAGCGGGTTCTGCAAATTTCACACACCCGGGCCGACTTGCAAGGGGTGTACGGCCACAGGCAAGCCGTGCAAGCGCAAAGCCTCGAGTGGTTTCTGCACCAAACACGCCGATCAAGCCCCGATCGGGGAGCAGGCCGACCTCAAAGCTCCATGGGAAACTTAGAGAATTCGGCCTCTCTAAAATTAATGAATAAGTCTGAACTTCTTCTCGCGAGTCTGATCCGGTTCTTTGAAGTCCCGGAGAATCGCGAGAAGCTGCACTCCATTTTGGGTCGGGCCGCCAAGCCCCAAACCCCTTCGCTTCGCAAGCTCGAGTGGTTCGTCACCAACTACTCGAAAAATCAACACGTGTCTTATACGGCCCCGAACGGCAAGATCTTCACCGTCCACGTCGCCTACAAGTCTAGCCTGGACGGATACTCGAAGAAGCTCTTCGACCCGTTCTGCCGGACGGCCCGCATCGAGTTCCAGGGTCTCGTGACGACGGTCGCACAGCTCAACTTCATTCGCTGGTGCATCACGAACGGCATCATCGAGTATCTTCAAGAGGAGCTTAAATGTAAGGCAGAGAAGCAAATCCACCCTGAAATTGAAGCAGAGTGTATCCATAGTAAAACATATACAGATTGTATCCATTCGTGATCTGGGTCGCATAGCTCGGATTGAATGTCAAGGCGAGCGTCGTTGTTTGTGAATTAAGCTTTGCGAAATTGAGATAGCCGCCCTGATTATATTCCTTAGGGTTTAGGCCGAACGAATACGTATAAATATTTTTTGAAGGAATACTCAGTCCATGTTCCATAGGTTGCTTGAACGAATAGTACAGCGACCCCTGGAACGTACTCAGAATATCGACATTATTTAAAGTAATTTTGGCGGTGTTAATCACGTCGACGAAGCGCGTCGTGCCTGATGGGAACGTCAGGTTGATGCCGGACGAGATGTAGTTCGTCGTATAGCCGTAGTTATAGCGCGAGTCGGCGTACCTGGCGTTCGTCGGGTCCTCGTACGCTTTATTTCGAAAGAACCATGCCATCGTCTGGATGGGGTAGTTGGCCGTGAGCTGAAGGGACGGGTTGTTCTGGGTGAACGTGAGACCGGCCTCCTTCTGGACGCGGTTCACTATGTACTTGAGCGGTGTGTTCTGGTAGTGCAACTTTTCTTCATTCCCTAAAAGGATCTCCTCTGTGATGAGCTTTGGATTGATAAAGTCGACGACGGACGCAGCGTTCGACCACCACGTGTACGGGTGGAACGTAAAACGCACGTACAACTTCTGGTTCCACATGGCGCACAGCGGAAAGTATGGCCGGCGTAGGCGTTCGCGTGCTTTGTTCGCATGGGAGTGCCGGCGGCAGAAAAAGAACTCGAGCGGGATCACGACGTCTCCACCGACGGCCGCGTTCGATGCGAGTGCGACCTGCATAGCCTTTTGCTCGTCGGCGTCGAGCAAAATCTGATCCCGAATTATGTACCAGTCGTCATAGAGCGTCTCGATCGTCGCTTCATTGACGAGCAGATCGACCTGCTTGAGAAAGGCCCGGCCACCCTCCGGTGAGTAAATGTTGCCGGTCGGAAGAGCCGGGAGAGTCACCTTGAGGTACATGTTCGAAAGGAGATGACCCATCTCGGTCGGCTTGAGCT